GGCCGGTAAGACGATACAGAAGTGCAACGGATTTTCTCCCCTTCTTCTGTACCGAATAGTACTTCTTACCAACCGCAAGTTCTGAAGTTATGGCACACAATAAAAACCTCCAACCGAAGTCAGAGTAAAAATTTGTGTACTATATTAAACTCATACCTTGCGGTCGACGATCATCATTTAACCGTGATAACCGTTCCAGGGGCCATTCCTGAAGTAGTTTCGGCGATTGTTCTATCCTGCTAGCACAATTCTAAGCTACATTTAATTAAACGGAGTGTCTGTCTCCACATGATTGATTTCTCCTGCTGGCTCAATCATAAGCCACATTTAATTAAACGGAGTGTCTGTCTCCAAAAATATTTTAATCTTCTACGTAACAGGAATCGCTGATTCCTCGTAGAAGATAGGGGGACCAAGGTAGAAAAAACACGTAAAATCCTCAGCCGCTGCCGCATAGACAGGGATGGGGTTGTGAGTTTCCCTATTGGTACCCAAAAGTTGAAGACACCATTGGTCTTCAAAAATGTTCGAATCCTCCAGCGCAAGAACATCTCTCAACTTGCCTGGACAAAACCGAAAACGTGAAAAGTAGGGCAATTCAACACTCATAATTGGATTCACCAGTGGCGTAGCAATCGCTGCGCCATCCAAATCATGAGTATAAGCATCACGTTCCAATAAAACTCTCCGGTCATTTGCCGCAAATCCCACAACGGGTGCTAAAGCATTGACTGGAGCCGTGATGTAATCGGTGCGCCCCACTTTCATCATCATGGCAGAAGAGTTACTAATGCCTTGCATCAAACCTGTGGCGTCAATCTTATAGCGAATACCACCGCGGTATCCACCATAAGCAACTCGTAAGTATTGAATGAGGTGCAATCTGGAATAAACGTAATTTCCAGATGCCAAACTCACACTCACGGGTGTTATTCCTCCTGTATCAGTTGGAGGAGTGCCGTCATAATACCCAGGAAAGATAGGCAAACGATTTCGCAAGAAATTATATACATACGTGCCAGTATCAGCGTTTTCAACATAAAAGTATTCGCTTAACTGGTATCGCTTAAGCAACGATCGAAATGATCCAATCGATTCACCAAAATGAATTAGTGATGTTGCATCTTGCAAACTGACATTTGCTGCCATCTTATGATCCAAGTTTCCTCCTTCCGGCTTTGTCGGTGACATCTCATCCGACTGAGGTTCAACAAGCTCTCGTGAAGCGGGTTCAACCAACTGCGCTGAAGTAGTCAAGCGCAACTTGTTGATGAACTGTCCAGTTGGAACGGCCAGTTCAAAATCGTCGCACATTGAAACAAAGACATTTATCTGAATGTCATTGTTCGCAGTAGTGTTGGGGACGGTCAACTCATTTACAACATATACGGAAATCGTTCCATTTCCGTATGCAGATCCTGCTGCGGCATAAGCCAATGTTGTTGCAGAGTGCCCAGTATTTCCGTTCAAACCCATATGTTCACGGAAAGAAGTATCTTGACCCCATCCAACTGTCATCGTAAAATCCATTTCCTCTGCAATATCCACTACTGACGTATAAGCGGTATTGTATTCGGAAGAATTGGATGTTCCCTCGGGATCATACACAATTCGAAGTCGCCCTCGATGGTAGTTTGAAGCTACTATCATAAAGCGAAATTTCATGGATCCGCGCCAATACTTAAAAGGCAAAGACGCGAACGCAGGGGCAGTCAAATGGGTCTCTCCTGCAAAATCTGCATGCAAAGCAGGGTCAACAATCGCATTGAACAACAGAGCATCTTCTGTTGTTCCCACGTTCCAATTGAAAGATCTCAAAAAGGTCTCTTTTCCAGCAATATATTTGATGGCCAATTCATCCCCATGATCGATCCCTGAAATTTTGGGATCAATAGACAATTCTTGTTTGCAATCAAGAGTGAGCTTTTGTGCATCACTCATATCATTCGTCACTGCCAATGAAGGCGTGGCAATCAAACGAGAATTTTCGAACTCCAATTTCACAGGAGAACTGTAACCAAACAAAGTTGCGATGGCACCCACTGCATTTGCTCCAATTTGGGTTGCAGTAGCAAAGGGCGCTATCATTGGTACATTTGTCAATGCACCTGCCATTTTTGCCACAGCACCAGCTACACGAGAGACTGGTTTATCTGAATATTCATCAGACTGTGGCGAAATAGTACTAGGATCAAAAGCTGTAGGCATTGCGAGTTTCAAATCTTCTGCCCACGCAAAAACGGTTACCGTGACACTGTCCGTGGCACCGTTTGCATGTTTCAATCCTTGGATGGAATAAATATCAATTTCACCCATTTCCAACCAATCCGAAATAGTGATATCGAATTGGTTCTTAGGGTAAAAGAAAGGAAGCACCATCTCTGCTCCTTCCGATGAAGTCGGGTTCAACCACACATGAGGTCGTTGTGTGGCA